GATCATGCCCGGCGAGCGCAGCGGCCTCGGTGGGGTAGCGCTCCTGGTACTGATCGTGCTTGCCGCCGAAGATCATCGTCTCGTAGACCAGAGGCGGGACACCGTAGAAGCCGTAGCCCATGTCGATGCCGAACCACCGGGTGCTGATCCGGACCTCGCCCTCGTCAGTGTCAATGACGTCCTGTTGGACGACCGTGTCCAGGTGGTTCTCGATCAGCATCGCCCACAGGCTCAGAGGGATCGGCTTGCCTACCCGGTCGAAGTGGATCGGCGTCCAGATCCGGCCAAGGTGCCCAGGCGTCGTCCAGTCCGAGCACTCCTGGCAGTACCCCTCGAACTGATCCATCTCGTTGCGGATCGGGTTGTGACACCGGGCGCAGAGCAACACGCACCTCCTGGGTACGCAGAGTACGCAGGTACCTGACGCAGCACCACGTGATTAGGCGGTAGTCCTCGATCATGGACTCGCCGCACCAGCAGGGGAAGCGGTGCTTCAAGGCCCAGCGTGTCCCGACGTAGTTCTTGGGGCCGCTGATCAGATGGTTCCGGTGGGTGTCAGAGCGGGGCATCGGCCACGAAGTTGTAGGTGTCCACCAGGGCCTCGATGGCGTCGTCGCCGGGCCACACGTTGTCAGGGGGCCAGTTGCCCAGCGCCTGTTGCGTGTGGATGTAGCAGTTGACCCGCTCCACGTCAGTCACCTGATCAGGGCGTTCAGGCGGTCGATCTCAGCTTGCTGGGCCTCCACCAGGTTGAGGGTTTCCGTCACGCCATTCCGAAGCTGCCACACGGCGAAGGCCAGGGCTAGGAGGGCGAGGACGAGTAGAGCTATGACAACAGACATCAGGTCATTCTATCCGAGTCTGTCAATGTCAATGCCTCGGTATCCGAAGACGGCTCCCATGTCCCCAGGGCTTCCACAGCCACCTGTGCATAAGGCAGGCACCAGGCCGGGTGGTAGCCGGAGAACGGGGGCAGTGTTGACAACGCTCCGGCGACGTATCGCTCCAGTTCGGTGTAGGCGGCAGGGTCGGGGAATGAGATCGAGTCCGACCAGGGTGGGACATCAGGTGGCATTGGCTTCCTTCGGATGGTGGACGTCGGTGGGCGGTGGCCTGCTGGCCACCTCTCGGTAGTGGTCTTGCTCGTGGAACCAGGCATCGGCTGGTGTGGCCAGCCAGCCCAGGTGGTGTTTCCACCCGCACCGGCACCTCAGCCATACGCCGTCTTCCTGCGGGTCTGGCCAGCGGTACGTCAGCCAGACGTGGTGCTCGAACGGTCCGCTATCCAAAGCAGCGCTCGCACGCATACTCGGCCTTGTCCGAGATCACCTCGAACGGGCCTCCCTGCCACTCGCTCTGAGCGTTGAGATCGACCCCGCACACGGTCACCCCGTTGCCGTGGCCGAGTGCTGGCAGGTGCAGCACCCGGTCGTCGTTGCCCATGAGGGCGACCGGGAACTCAATCGTCACGGTTCCAACCCAGCAGGCTGTTGGCCTCGTCCCAGAACGGCGCTGCGTAGTCGGTGGTCGTCTGCTCCGTGCCGTGGATGCACTGGACGGCCATGAGCACGAGGGCGTCGATCTGGGTGTGGAAGAGGGCGTCGGTCTGGTAGCGCCGGTAAGCCTCTACGTCGCCTACGCCGTTGTGGTCTGCCGCCATGTGCAGCAGTGCCTCGGTGAATCGTCTGGTGAATCCCTGGGTGTCGAGCATCAGGACACGATAGGAGCGTCGTTGTTGCCCCTGGTCACCGCAGTAGCGGCGGTCGCCATCAACCTCGTGAGGCTGTGGTCCCGCCACTCCTGGTCAATGCCCTCACGCTTGCACGTCAGGATGTACTCAGGCACCCAGTGGCTGCTGGTCTGAACCGGCCCACCTCGGCGCAGAACGATCTCCGAGCACTCGTACGCCTCCAGGAGATCCATCACCGACTCAATCTGCTTTGGAAGCATCGCCTGACTGTACATGGTTCTGACCCATGAACAAGGGCCTTAGCTTGTCGAGCGGCCAGTCGTAGTCACCGCAGTCAGGGCAGGTTGCGACCCCACGCCTCAGGGAAAGGTTGGGCATCCGGGCGGCTGTCGAGCGGTCCACCAGCAGGGTGATTCCGCACGCTGTCACCAAGACCTGGTTCCCCTGATAGCAGACTCGATGTGACGTCCTGGACGGGGAGGGTGATGCCGTCGTCATCCTCGTCGTCCACCCACTCGTTGAAGACGACAACCTCGCTGTCCACCAGCCGCCACGTCTCTTTGATGACTCGGCACTCGTCGGACTCCTCGAAGAACTCGGTGTCGGTCACCCAGGCGTACTCACCGTAGATGTCGCTGCCGTCCTCCATGCGGTAGGTCACCCACTGCTTGCCCTCCATGAGGCGCTTGTTCTCGGCGTAGAGGGCACGAAGCTCCTCCCAGGCCCGAGCTAGCTGGTCGGCCAGGTGTGGGTCGGTGCGCTGGTTCTCCATGAGGCGCTGGAGATCACTGGCGATCTCCAGCATCTCGTAGCTGTTCCAAATGGGGCGCTCGCCCTCCCGGTACTCGATCAGGCGCTCGCACTCCAACCGGGTGTGGTCCAGGTTCATGCGGCGTCGTCCGGTACACGGTTGGCGGGCCACTTCGGCCAGCGGGAGGGAGGCTCGCCCAGCACCTCACGGACTAGCTCCGGGTTGGTCTGGCGCCGGAAGGCCAGTTCCTCGGGGAACAGTTCAAGCTGGCGCTTGAAGCCTTCTCGGTATAGCTCGTCCACGGTGGTGGACGTCTTCGACATGAAGAAGGCCGTGCCGCCGAGGGTGAAACGGTGGTCCCAGGGATCGCTACCCAGGCAGTGCCACATGTGCTGCTTGCCATCCACGGCGGGGAGCCAGCACAGGTCGTCCGGGCAGAGCGGGTTCACCAGAAGGCACCCGTTCCACTTCTCGGGTACCTCGATCTTGGGTACGCCCCACTTCTCCTTCATACTCAGAATCCTAACAGGAAGAGGGGGGCCGAAGCCCCCCTCTCACCGCATGCCCCAACTCACCCCGAGGCCTCCAGGAGGAGACAGGGGGCACAGTACTACGGATTCAGAACCTCGTACACCCCGTATCGGGCGACCCGGAGCTTCATGATGATCTCGGCCTCGTCCACGCCCAGGTTCCGCAGCACCATGCGGGCCTCCGCTGAACCGGGCACGGTCACGTTCTGGATGAGTTCACCTTGCAGCAGGGTCGTGGCCAGAGTGACCGAGCGGGTCCACACGCAGGTGAAGGGCGGGGTCCCGATGTGAAGGCGGGGCGTCACGCTCGTGTAGCCCTTCTCCAGGTCGGCGGCGATGAAGTCGTCAGGCGTTTGCATACTGGTATGATAGCGGATGACGGAGGGGCCGATACACCAAACCATGGCGGGGGAGGGGAGCGGCCCCTCCGTCAGTTCTGGGGCGTTCCCTCAGGAGAGGGCTGATCAGGCGGGTTCGATTCCCGTACGCTCCGCTGAACCTCCCCCCAATCGGGGAGAAGTTACTGCGCCCGGCCCCAACCGCCCTTGACCCGGATGCCGGTGAACTGGCGCCCTTCCAGGAGCGCCGCCGTGGCCCGGTGGTGGCCGCTGAGCAGCATGTGCGTCTCCGGGCAGCCCTCGCACTCCGAGCGGCTGTAGACGACGGGGAAGCGGTTCCCAGGCTCGTGCTCGTTGGCGAAGAGCTTGCCCGATGACTGGTTCTCGGGGTTCATGTAGTGGGCCACGCCCTCCCGGGTCACCCACGACTGCGTCGAGTGGACCTCTCGGGGGTCGATCTGCTCCGTCTCGGGCGTGCCCCGGAGGGCCTTGTGGACCAGGTCCTCGTCGTAGGGCATCTGGCGCTTCGAGCGCCCCGCAGCGGGGAAGGGCGGCGTGGTCTTGCCTGCCGACCCCTCGGGGAACAGCGAGGACATGCCGCCGCCGTAGAACTTCCCGAACTGATCAGGCTGGAGCATGTCAGTCCTTCCAGATCTTCACCGTGGTCTTCTCAGTGGTGTCCAAGGGTAGACCTTCTGGCCCCTTGATGTGGGGTGCTATGTAAACAGGGCGCCGGAACTGCCTGCCCTCGCCTACGGCCTGTTGGCGCCAGTGGCCCTTGACGATCCACCGCTTGGTCCACTCGACGGTCCTGGGCTGGCCTGTTGGGGGCCGGTGGCGGGCGTGGATGTTGACCAGGCGCACGTTGTGGTTCAGCGGGATCGAGATCTTCTTGCGGTCGATCCTCTTCTGCACCGGCCGGATGGGGCCAGCGGTGGTCGTGCTGACCAGGTTCTCCTGTTGTGACAGCAGGAAGAAGGCGGCGAGGATGCGCCGGTCCTCTTCCAGCGTGGCCTTCTGGTGCTCCGTGGCCCCCTTGGGGGCGAACTGGCCGCTCGTGTCGAACCCGAAAGGCCAGTCGGTGCGGCCCAGGGGTTGCCACACCTCCCACTTGCGCCAGAACGCCACCGACACGCCATTGCCCCGGAGACGAAACTCATCGCCTTCCTGGGCGTCGGCAATGAGCTTCTTCACCTCGTCCGAGAACTGGTCGTTGGTCAGCATGTCCTTGGTATCGACCCATCCGCCCCGCAGGCGCAGGGGGTCGTCCTGTGGGGTCATCTTGACGGCGCCATCGACTCGTGTCTCTGTTGACACATCAAACTGGCACGGCCCCCACTGCATGGCCTGGAGATCGATCTGGTGGTCCTCCACTCGGGAGTCCATGCCCCACAGGGGCTTGGCGAAGAACACCATCCCCGCCCGGGACGGCACCATCTCGTCGGTGAGGGTGGTGGGCGGCAGGTTCTGGTACGCCGCCTGGAGCAGGTCGCACATGTCCTCGCTGACCCACCACAGTTCGGCCTCGGCCAGTTCCTCGAACATCCACTGGAGCGACTTCAACTGGTAGTCGGGGTTGGCTTCATACTGCGGAGCCTGGCCGGTGGAGTACAACCGAGCCATCCGGCTCAGGTTCTCCATCATCTCGATCCGGACTTCCGGGACCATGACGGGGCGCACGATCAGTGCCATTCGATGACCTCCATGGCCTCGGCTAGACGGAGTGGGAAGCATTGGCGTAGCTCGTAGAAGCCGTGGCACACCGGCTCGACGGCCTCGCCCAGGTGGTGGTGGCAGGGGATGACGCCCTCGCCCTTGGCGCAGATGGCGATCATCTCTTCCCGGCGCTCGACGGACACCGGGCTGTTGCCCCCGAAGATGCAGGTGTCACAACGGCGCTTGCGGATGTGGACCTTGTTGTCCACGAAGACCTTGTGCGTGCGGAACCGGCGCTCACCCATCTCCCACCTTGATCCCCATGTCGGCCACCAGCTTCGGGCAGCCCACGTTGACCAGGTGCATGGCCTGGGCCAGCAGGTAGGGGTTGGCGCCGAGGGTGTTGACCAGGGCCTGGATCTTCCCCGGCCCCTTGCAGGACTCCTTGACGATCTGGAGCAGTGCTGCCAGGTCCTCTTGGGCGATAGGCCCGCCGTTGGGCGCCACAAGCTGTCGGTCGGCCACCATGGCGGCTGCCGTGTGGGTCACAGCGTCCTCGTTGTAGGGAGGGATGCTGGAGACGGCGTTGTCACCACCGCAGGAGACGCAGAGCAGTGCCGACAAGGCAATAGCGGCGGCGATGCACAGGGCGAGGAGGCTTCTCATGTCAGTGTCAATGGTACTGCACCCTAAGACTCCGGGGATGGGTCTTTCGGCGCATACTTGTTGCCGAAGTCCTTGATGGCCTCGGCCAGCTTGTCCCGGTCGGCGTCGTTCTCCATGTTGCACTCGATGATCAGGTCGGCCACTCGGACCAGGCGCTCTGGCACCTTGGTACCGGGCCGCACCACGGCCAGGATGGGCTTGTTCAGCATGATGCACATGCCCAACTCGACGCAGAACTTGATGTCCGGGTCACCATCGGGCACGAGGCTCAGCGTGATGACCGAGTCCTTGATCATGCCAGGCAGCGTCTCAGCGGTGTGGGCCACCCAGGCCTTGGCGTCCGGGTCGTTCCAGGGGTCCTGCGAGCGGCGCTTAGCCATTGAGGCCTTCTCTCTTGTCCAGGTCGTAGAGAAGCGAGTCAAGCTCCTCGATGGCGTCTTGCATGTCCATCTTGTCGTTGGCCCTGTCCCATGCTCTGACAACACGCTCGCATAGGTCGATCAGTTCCTTGCGGCTGCGCACCACCTCGGCCTTGGCTGCCTCCGGGCTGAACAGGTTCATCATCTGCCCGATCACCTGGAGGAAGAGCCGGGCCATCTTGGACGTGCGCTCATGCCCGCCACGCTGGATGAAGTTCTCCCACAGCGGCCCGATGCCGGGTACCCGCATAGCGAGGGCCATGGCCTCCTGGTCGATCCGGGCCAGTTCGATGCTCTCCCGGCGAGCCATCTCCTCGGCCACCTTCTTCTGGCTGTCGAAGAAACCGTGAGGGATGTGCTGGTCCAGGGGGTTCTGCTGCGGGAGGCCGTGGGAGTGGCCGTACTGACGGGTGTCCGGGAAGCGTTGCCCGTACTGCTCGTACATCTCCAGCATCCGCCGCTCGATCTCGGCGTAGTCCAGCTTGTCGATGCCGGTCAGTTCGCCTTTCAGGCAGTTGACCTTGGTGACGAAGTTGACCGAGTCAGAGGGCAGGTTGGTAGCGATGACGGGGCAGACAGTGCAGCCCTTGCAGGCGACATCCTTGATCGTGCCCATTCATCATCCCCGGTGCCCGATGTGGGGGGCACGCTCCATGTGGTCGGCCAGGATGGTGGCCACCAAGGCGATGTCAGCACCAAGCTCCATGAGGCGCTGCTCCAGATGTGCGTTGGTGTTGGCGAGGCGGTTGGGGTAGCTGTCGTAGTCCTGGAGGACCCGGGCTTCTAGTTCACCCGCCTTGGCCCGCAGCACTCGCACCGCACGATCTACGGGAAGTCGTTCGTCAGGCATTGTGCTCCTCCAGCCATAGCTCCATCACGTGTTCTATCAACCAGGTGCGACTGACCACCCGGGATTCGGCCTCGGTGTCGATGCGTTCCAGCAGGTCAGGGTCGATTCGCAGGGTGACGTAGGAGCGGCCATCTCGGGCCTTCACAGATCGTCCGGGCATGGCTCTCCTATCCGAGCAGGTAGACGAAGAAGGCCCTCGTCTGGTCCACCCAGGCGTTGTAGTAGGGGATGGCAGCGATGGGGATACTGCCATTGGGGGCCATCGCTTCCAGGGCAGCCGAGCACACGTCGTCGGCTGACAGCATGGGTCGGGCCTTGGGCGGTCGGCCCATGCGCTTGCCGCTCGTTCCGCCACTCGTCCGAGGCGTGCCATCGGGCCTGCGGGACGTCCCCTTGATGCCGTGGTTGTGGTACATGTGCAGGCCCATGTGCTGGGGGTGCTTCCAACCGGGCCGATCCTCGCAGCCCGGTTCCTTGCAGTGGAACAGGCCGTCGTCGTCTCGCTGGTACTTGGCCTGGGTTTGGGTCATCCGGCCCTCTTCGCAGTGCCGTTCCTCGGCTTCCGGTTCCTGATCGCCAGCAGGGCCAGACGAAACTCGTCCTTGGTGGGGAAGTTGCCGCCCCACTCCTGGAGGTAGCCCTCGGGGTAGATGTAGGTCCGGTAGTTGAGGAAGCCGGTGCTGTCCCACATCTCTCGCCGCTCTGATCCGCACCGCTCGCAGCGCAGGGTCATCGGCGTACCGGAGACGCCATCGGCAGCCCAATCGGAGTCAGCCTCAAACCAGGCGTGTCCGATGGTTCTGCACCGGGTGTAATCGACTGTCAGGTCCTCGATGGGCAAGGCCGCTCCTCTCGCTGTGTAAATGGTACCGTACCCGTTGAAAGTATGCCACCACTTTGCTACACTTCCCCCCACCCTGACGCAAGGAAGTTTCCGTGGACACCGATGACGTGCTGGATTACCGGCGCCTGATCAGCCAAACCAACATCGGTACGGTGCCTGAGCCGACCGTCTACGCCACCAATGAGTGGTTGGACACGGTGTATGCGATGGCCTTGGACATTCCGGCCGATGATGAAGGTCTGATCTTCCCGTCGCAGGCTGACTGTGGTTGGTCCTGGACCGAGACGGGCCTCTTGGTGCTCTTCGAGCGCCCTCTGGAGATGGTCCACATCATCACGTCGGAGACGGACCCGCACACCCGCCAGAAGCACTCCATCGAACCGGAACTGGAGCACATGATGGTCGAGGCCGTGCTCTTCACGGCCGAGTTTCTGGCGCCGGTCCAGCGGACGGGCGAGGACGGTTGGGTGGTGGGTGAGGACGGCGGCGGGCCGTTCGATCCTCGCATGATGGCCACCGGGGTGTTGTGGATCGCTCCTCTCGACAAGAACTTCACGCACATCCCGCTGTCCAGCGCCTACGTGTGCTTCGAGTGGAAGGTGTTCGCCAACCCGGAGTTGGGCATGTCTCAGAGCACCCGCTTCCTGTACTCGATGCTGTGGGCGCTGAGCCACCGCATGACCACGTCCACGCCGATGAGTTATGCCAACAATCACCAGCGCAAGCGGTTCGTGCGCTCTGGCCTCCCGCCTGTCCGCATGCTGGAACTGACGGCGCCTACCGCCTCACAGACGAACGGCACCCAGGTGGTCAACTGGAAGCGGTCGTGGAAGGTGCGCACCCACTGGCGCAACCAGGCCTGCGGCCCCAAGATGAGACAACACAAGCGCATACTCATCCACGAGTACTGGAAGCAGCCCGACCTGCCGCCTGATCTGCGGCCTACCGTCTGGAAGACTGAGGCATGACGTTCTTCGCTGGATTCGCTGTCGGGGGTGGCCTCGTCGGCCTCTGGTCCTGGGCGGTGTGGCGTCGCATCCAGGCCGAGCAGATCCCCAACTTCATACGGAGGGTCGATGAAGCACCTACTCACCGAGCAAACCCCGAAGGGCGTCACTGTCAAGTGCGGCGTCAAGACGTCTGCACCCGGGAAACCCCTCAGGAGAGATGACGTCACCATCTGGTGGAGCGAGGTGGACTGCCCCAAGTGCAGGCCTTACCGCTTCATGCCGGTGCCTGCTGACGACCCGATCGGTGGTATGAAGATGGTGTACGTGGGGACAGGAGAAGAGCCGCCTGTTGTGAAACCACGGCGACGCATCATTCGGACACCCCGAGCTTGATTAGGATTCCGTTTCCTGTACTGTGATTGCAGTTGCGTAACCATAGCGCAACCTGACAGACACATGGAGAGAGACGAGTGCGCACACGCCTCATCGCTCCCCTGGCCATCGTTCTCCTCGTAGCAGCAGTTCTCGTTGCGGGGTTGGCCACTGGGGGCGACGGAGGAGTCAGGGTGCAAGCCGGTGATCTGCTTTCGGGCACGACCACGACCCAGACCCCCGTCACCACGTCCGAAGCGACATCCACCGTGCCCATTATGGCCCCGATCCCCGTTGTGACAACTGTGGCCACGACGGTGCCCGTAACCGAACCAACAACGGTGGCGCCGCCGCCCGAGCCAACAGCGGCACCACCAGCGGAGAACGTAGCTGCGGCTGAGGTCCCGGCTGCGGCTCCTGTCCCTGAGGCAGTCGTGCCGGACGCCACCCAGCCAGCGGTGCGCACCGGCACTGTCTGCACCACCGACCCGGACTACTGCAATCCACCGGCCACCGCAGCGGTACCGGGGTGGGCGCAGTGCCCGGAGTACTACCAGATGGCGCTCGACGTCGGCTGGCCCGAGAGTCAGATGCGTACGGTGATGTACGTGATGAACCGGGAGTCGAGATGCAACCCCGGCGCCACCGGGAGCAACGTCCACGGCAAGCACGCCCAGGGCCTCATGCAGTTGTTGGGCTGGTCGTGTCCACCGAACGGGTGCTACGACCCCTGGAGCAACCTGTCCAAGGCGCTCGATCTGTGGCAGTCCTCGGGGTGGCGCCCCTGGTGCTTACGGGGCGACCGGGTCACCGGCTCCTGTTAGCTTCCGAACCATGGACGTCCCCGAAGACTTCATCGCCAAGGTGGTTGGTTGCGGCATCGGTATCTCGTTCTTCGAGGGCGAGCTAGAGCCGGTGATCACGATCTCGTGGCAGCCGATCGAGGGGAACCCCATCCAGATCGCCATCTCGCCCGAGCACCTGGAGGGCATGCTCCCCGAGTTCATCGGGGCCTGCATCCGGGCCAGGACCGTGGCCGAGATGACGACGACGTACCCTGAGAAGCGGGACGAGATCATCCAGAACCTCATGTTCCGCTGGACAGGCACGATCGTGGAGGACACGAATGGCGAAGGGACGTAGGGAGTCACCAGGCCAGCAGTCGCTCTTCCCGGCCCCGGCCAACACCAAGGGGCGGCGCCGTCATGGCGCCACCGCCAAGTCCTCGGACATGGGCGGGGCCGCAGGCGACCTGGACACCACCAGTGCCCGGCGCAGGGTCCACGAGGCCGTCACCACGTTCGAGGACCCGCTGGAGGACTGGGAGTACCACTCCTTCGGCTCCAGTCGTGTGAACGCCGCCCGCTACAGCGCCTCCCGGCGCCAGTTGCTGGTCGATTGGGCCAACGCCCCTGGTGGGACCCCCTATCCGCCCTACATCTACGACGCCGTGCCCCCGGCCGTCTGGACCGGCTTCCGGACGGCTGGGTCGGCGGGCAGCTACGTCAACTCGACGCTCAACACCTTCCCCTACCGCCCGGCGCCCGGCGAGTACGTCTGATGATGCGGATCAAGGGCGTCGGCCCTGTGTACGTGGGGTATGAGCGCTGGACCGAGGAGCGGCAGCGCATCTCCCGGCCCTGGTTCCGGGAACTGACACCTCCCTGGCGCATGAGCAAGCGGGGCTGGCGGCTCCGGATCGGCCACCGGGCCTTCCAGATCGGGTGGTGCGAGAAGCGGCCACTTGCGGAGGAGCCTTCGGCGTTGTCACAGTTGGGGGGATATGACCTGGATGTGACCCCCGACCAGATCGGAGCGTGGGGCCGTGACGCTTCGCCGCCAGAGGGACCGACAGCCGCCTGACCCTGTCAGTGTCAATGCTCGTCTTGTTCGGGTACCGACTGCGGATCTGCACGAGATAGCCGAGACGCAGATCATGATGGCGGGGCAGTACCTGTCCCAGTGGGCCAACGGGGAACCCCTGGCGATCGAACAGGCGATCGATCAGGTGGAGCAGGCGCTGGAAGTGCTACGTGCTCTCCGAACCCGTTAAGTGGTGGGACTTCGCCAGTTGCCGTGGCCTCGACCCCGAACTCTTCTACCCCGAGCCGTACACCGACCCGAAGGAGGCCAAGGAGGTGTGCAGAGCGTGTCCCGTCCAGGTCGTGTGTCTGGAGTGGGCGTTGTCGCATCGGGAGAAGCACGGCGTGTGGGGCGGTGAGTCAGAGGCTGGGCGAAGACGCATCCTGCGCCGCCGAGGCACTGACACTGACAACGGTTCCGAATGATAAGTTCCGGCCATGAGGCCAAACGGGAAGACCCTGCACGAGGTCGCTGATGCGATCAACGCTCTGTTCGATCGGTACGGGCTTGACCATCCCGTCGTCGCTGTGAAGGAGACGCTGCCGATCCGTCTCGATGTGCGAGAGAACGAGCCGGACCCGATGAAGTGGCGGGCTGCCGAGCGGGCCATGCCCGCCGACTGCATCGTGTTGGAGAACTGCGATGACGTCCCGGCCATGGAGTTACTGCTGACCACGCTCACGTACATCTTCGACGTCTACTTCGAGGTGCAGCCGCCGTCCGAGCAGCGTCGCCTCTTCTGATCCCGTTCCTGTTATCATCACACCGCCCCTGAGCCATAACGAAAGGATGACGGTGGCCCAGACGAAGGACCCCATCAAGAAGCTCCAACAGGACATGGGGGCGTTGCGAACTCGTGTCGAGACGCTGGAGAGCGAGAGGCCGGGGCGCAAGCCCAAGCCGTTGCTGGCGATCAAGCAGCGAGACGTGTGCGCCATCGACCCCGACAGCGACTCCTCGGTGTGCCCCTGGTCCAGCATCTACCGCTACCAGTCCGGCTGCTGGGGCACGCTGTGCCGGGCCAAGCAGCATGAAGCGTATGAACGTCGCAAGACGGCACGCTCCAACGGCAAGGTCAAGGCGGTCGCTGTGAAGGTGCGACCAGTGCGACCAACGTCGTCAACGGCGAAGAAGATCGTGGCGGCGGCACCCGTCAAGAAGATCGTGAAGAAGACGCCCGCCAAGGCCACCAAGGCCCCGGCGAAGCGCACCGTGAAACGCATGGCCTCGTAGTGCTACCGATCGGTGGGTCTGGGCCACCATCGATCCCAGTGGGCACAGGGAAGCATCACCTGGAGCAAATCGAGCCGTTCCGCCTGGTCAACCTGGACGCCGCAGCGTTCGACTGGTTGTGGCGGATGACCGAGCAGAAGGCTCGCCAGCATCAGCAGGAGGCCAAGGAGCGGGGCGGCATCCACGAGCTACAGGCGCAGGTCAGTCTGCATGCGGTCCTCGCCTTCCGGGAGGCGGCGGGGACCCTGAACAACACGCCGCCACCAGGAACGAAGGTCATCCGAAGGCGGGTTGTAAAGAAGTCCTAGGTCCGGTAACATGTACACAGCAGCAGACGGGTCTGTCAGGGGTCCCCTGCTCAGGTTCGAGAGGGCGCCACTCCACTGCGGGGGGCGCCCTCTCCTCGTTGTAGGGTGCGGCCCGAGTCGGGGGGTCGTCCGGGTCACAGCGGTGGTCCCCCTTCTCGCCGGGGTGTAGATCAGTTGGTTAGATCGCAGGTCTGGGGGACCTGAGGGCGTGGGTTCGAGTCCCACCACCCCGACTAAGGTTCCGAATCAGGTACGGGGCCATAGCTCAGCCAGGTAGAGCGCCGCCATGGCATGGCGGATGTCAGGGGTTCAACTCCCCTTGGCTCCACGATGAACGAGATCGCAGTAGACGACGTGATCGCCATGGCCCTGCCTGTCGGTGTCCGCATGGACGACAAGCACATCAATCGCAACGCCACCGCCGTGGCGCAGAAGACGGTGTGGGACCAGTGGCCCGAGGGCCAGGGTCCGGCCATGATCCAGTTCGATCCCATCGAGTGGAAGCTCACCCGGGACCCGGCCGAGGTGGAGGCCTTCCAGCCTGCACACGATTGTGAACAGTGTCGGGAGGGCAACGAGAAGGCCAAGCGCTTCTTGGAGGAGTATCCGGATCGCTGGGTACTGCTGGGCAACATCCACTACGTGGAGATGTGGCCCGATCCGAACTAACAGGAGAGGGGCGCTGGACGGCACCGTCAAGGCACCACGCCCCCGAGCGTTACGCCTTCACGAAGCGCCACCAGCGCCCGTGGGCTGACTGGTTGGCCTCGCTGACGACGCTCGTCGCCCTCTCGATCTGCCTGCCGTACGAGTCGGTCTTGGTGCTGTCACCGCTCACGTAGATCAGGTTGATCGAAGGCATCGCATTGGCGGGGCCGTGTACTGCGGTCACCAGACCGAGGTACGGACGGCCGTACTCATCGAAGTACTCGATGGAGTCGCCAACGCTGATCTCCTGCTGTTGTGTGCTCATGTTCACCTCCTTCCGTGGTCGCTCGCTACTGTAGGTGTTGTGACGACCCTCTACGAGGAACTGCCCCCGGAGCTACAGGCTCCAGCGGAGGACGACTTCCTCGATGAGGACGAGGACCAGCCGTTCGACCCGGACCCCTTGGAGGAAGAGGAGCTAGACGAGTCCACCAAGGAGTTCGTGGACAAGCTCGTCAAGCGCTGCATCCTCTTCGTGGAGGAGTTCAACCAGGTCGAGTTCTACCCGTACCAGCGGGAGTTGTCATATCGCATCATCCAGAGCCTGGTCCTCCACGACGCTGAGGAGATCACCGGCCTCGTGTCCCGCCAGGCGGGGAAGACCGAGACGCTGGCCAACACCTTCGCCGGGTGCATGGTGCTGTTCCCCAAGCTGGCCCTCTCCTTCGAGTTGCTGGCTCGCTTCAAGAAGGGCTTATGGGTCGGGTGCTTCGCTCCCACCGAGGACCAGTCCGAGACGCTGCACGGCCGCATCGTGGAGCGCTTGACCAGCGACGCCGCCACCGAGTTCATGATGGACCCGGAGATCGATGACGAGGTCAAGGGCAAGGGCAAGCTCATCCGGTTGAAGAACGGCTCGATCGCCCGGCGCCAGACCTGTAACCCGAAGGCGAAGATCGAGGGCAAGACCTACCACGTGATCGTCATAGACGAAGCCCAGGACGCCAGCGAGGACGTGGTGCGCAAGTCGGTCCATCCCATGATGGCCGCTACCGCTGGCTCCATGGTGAAGATCGGCACGCCCTCCTACATCAAGGGCGACTTCTACCGGGCCATCCAGTTGAACAAGCGGCGCATGGCGGGACGGGGTCGTCGGCAGAACCACTTTGAGTACAACTACAAGATCGTCAGCAAGTACAACCCGGACTACGCCCGCTACATCGTCCAGGAGAAGCTGCGGCTGGGTGAGGACTCCGACGAGTTCCAGATGAGTTATAACATCAAGTGGTTGTTAGAACAGGGCCAGTTCGTCACCGACGAGGTGATGGACGGCCTGATGGACCCCAGCATGCCGCTGGTGCGCTCCTGGTTCCGCAGCCCGGTGGTGGTGGGCATCGACCCGGCCCGCATCAAGGACTCCACGGTGGTGACGGTGTGCTGGGTGGATTGGGACTTCCCCGACGCCTTCGGCTTCCGTGAGCATCGCATCCTCAACTGGCTCGAACTGCACAACATGCCGTGGGAGGAGCAGTACTTCCAGATCGCTGACTTCCTGGACAACTACCGGCTGAGCTACATCGCCGTGGACGCTCAGGCGATGGGCAGCGCCGTGGCCGAGCGCTTGCAGGTGCTGTTCGGTTCTCGGGCCGAGGTGATCCCGATGGGGTCTGACACCAAGGCCCAGGGCATCCGCTGGAAGAACCTCCAGACCCTGCTCGACAGGCGTCTGCTGGTGTATCCGGGCCACTCCAAGGCCCGCCGTACTCGTGTCTGGAAGAGGTTCCGGCGCCAGATGGCTGACGTCATCAAGGTGTTCCGAGCAGGGCAAATGCTGGTTGAGGCGCCCAACGAGGCCGAGGCCCACGACGACTACGTGGACTCGATCGCACTGGCCTGTGCGGCCTCCATGATTGAGGCCACACCAGAGGTCGAGGTGATCGAGTCACCCTTCTACAGCAGGAGGTAACCCATCTTGCTGCGACAACGTGCTTAACATGGCGCCGACCGCCACCCCTTGGAGGTAGCTATGGGCCTTGCCCCCGTTCCCCCGCTGGGACCCGAGAAGTTCCGGGGCGCCCAGTACGAGACAGATGTCGCTCAGAACGACCGGCGCCGTGGGCCGCTCCGCTTCGAGGAGGGCATCGCCACCGACACCGACGTGCCCCAGGACTTCCGGCGTGGTGCGTACGCCGACTGCGCCAACGAGCGGCCCGTCACCTGTGTCAAGGGTGCGGGCGAGACGCAGCGTGAGCGGGTCCACATGGGGTCGTCCACGTGGATCGAGGCGCCTGCCCTTCTGAGCGAGTTCGCCCATGGTGCCCAGATGTTCGGGCACGGCTTCGAGAGGGAGATGGGCGCCAACGCCATCCAGCGCCGCCCGAACCGGGCTGTCGTCACGGACTGATGCCGTACAGCCAGCCGTCCTCCCGCATGCGGGTCCTCGGGACTCAACTGCCGACCTCGCAGACGGTCCATGACCGTGTGTACGGCCCGGCTCCGAGGGGACGGCCGGTTGTCATAGCACCGAAGAGCCTGGCGTTGAAGAAGGACGCCAGCCGCCCGCAGAACTTCCGTCTGCTCTGGCAGAAGATGAAGCCCGACGTCCTCCAGCGTGCTGAGGGGCTGATGGGCACCCACATGCCCCCGGCGTTGGAACCCGCTGCCCTGCGGGCCTACAACACCAAGAAGCATCGGCTGGAGCACTGATGGTTGCTCGCAAGAAGCCACCTCCGGACAGCCGGGTCACCCCGCCGCCCGGTCGAGCACTGCGTACCGAGGATCTGACGCCCCAGGGGCGCAACAAGCTGGACCAGCGCATGTCCCGCCTGGGCAACGCCAAGACGGGCCAGCGCACCATCATGCGGCGCTTGGCCAAGCAGGCGGTGGACCCGAACGCCTCGGAGGAGACTCGGGACCAGTCGGCTCGTCGTCTGGTGACGCACAAGGCCATGAAGGCAGCCGGGGCCTTCGTGGACCGTGACATCACCATGGAGAACGCTGTCGAGTCGCAGACGGGCTACGTCAACCGGGGCCGGGAGCGGGGGCATCGGGACTTCGAGTCTGGCCTGCCCGGTATGCACACCGACCGCCGTCCCACTGACCGGCCGGTGATGGGCCTGAGTGATCTGGGCGCTGACTGGTACTTCGAGCACCACGGCAAGCTCGCTGGTGTCTCCAAGGAGACGGGCATCGACAAGGAGCGGGTGATCACCGGCTCCACGGTGATGTCACCACAGAACAACCCTGTGCAGGAACTGGCAGCGGTGCATGCGCTGGCTCGTGCTCACGCCGACCCCACGGCCCGGGTCAAGGTGTCACCGCAGGCGGTGGAGGAGTCTGAGGACAAGTCGATCGCTGACTGGACAGGCCGATCGGTCCACCCCGGCGAGATGCAGTCGCACCAGTTCGCTGCGTTGAAGGCGCCCAAGGTGCGGGGCCACGTCCAGACCGAGGGTGACGTGAACCTGGCTCCCATGGCCAAGGGTGGCACCACCGAGAACGTCACCAAGTCGATCGACGTCCTGCGGGGCAACACGGCGCCCGAGGACGCCATCGATCCCCATGGGTCGCCCAAGGTCCACAGCTACCGAGAGGCCATCCGCTCTAGCGACCCCTCCGAGCAGCACGTCCACGAGGAGTTCCTGGGGCGCATGGACAACGTGCTGCGCCAGCTTCCAGGCCAGCAGCGCATGGACACCTTCGGCTTGAAATCCTCTACCGAGGGCATCCTGGACCCGCACCACCCCATCGCCAACGACACCTGGATGCAGGCGGCGCAGTCAGGCCAGCGGCCCGAGGTGGTGGACACCGGGCGGTCAGGCAAGGCTCGTTGGCAGTCTCCGGCCAAGTTCGGCGTAGGGGAAGCGGGGTCTGCCAACGAGAAGAAGCTCACCTCTGGTGGCATCGTCAAGGGTGGTTCGCCCGCCATGATCCGTCACGCCTGGGGCCAGGAGTCGGTGGAGCGCACCGGGGCTGAACTGGGCAAACGCAACGACGAGATCGTGCCCTCGGTGGGTGTCCAGGGCGTGGTGTGGACCGAGATTCGTCGTCAGGCCGGTGGGGGCAAGGACGCTGAGTACGAAGGTCGAGTGGCGGCACATCAGGCCAGCCAGCGGTCCCCGCTGCGTCCTGGCCGGGGCCAGAAGTCTCAGACCATGTTCCATGCTGGTGAAGGCGGTACCGAGACGGTCAATCCGGCTGCGGTGTTGTCACAGTCCCGGCAACTAGCCCTGCGGAAGACGGCTGCTCGTGGTGTGCAGGGAGAGTTGTTCGGGTGAGCATCAACTTCAACCCTCCGACCTACCGAGCCGCAGTCAGTGACCTGGCTATCGCTGTGTCCCCGCTGGGCCTGGTGGAGTTGGCCGATGAGGAGTTCGAGGTCCATGGCCCTCGGATGAACCGCTACGCCAGCAACTGGGCGTGGTACCTGGGTCATCACTGGGCCTACCGGCGTGAACTGGGCGAGCCGCAACTCACCTTCAACTTCGTCAAGGCGTTCAGTGATTACATAACAAACTGGACCTTCGGCCGAGGCATCGAGTTCCATGCCCCCGAGGCCACCGGCCTGATCATCCCCCCGCTCATGAAGCGGGTGTGGGAGATCGACAACAACAAGAGCCGCCTGCTGTGGGAGATCGGCCAGCTTGGCTCCGTCAGTGGCGACGTGTTCGTGAAGGTGGCCTACGAAGAGGCCTACGTGGACCCGGCTGGCCGTGTTCACAACGGGCGGGTGCGCATCCTGCCACTGAACCCGGCGTTCTGCTTCCCGGAGTTCCACCCGCACGACAAGAACAAGATGATCCGGTTTCGCTTGAAATATAAGTTCTGGGGGACTGCCCAGGACGGGACCCGTCAGGTCTACACGTACGTCGAGCTTCTGACCGATCAGATGATCGAGGAGTACGTCAACGACGAACTCATCGATCGCCGTGAGAATCCGCTGGGCACCATCCCCATCACGCACGCTGCCAACCTGCCGGTGGCGTCGTCGCCGTGGGGCCTCGGTGACATCAACGACATCATCACGCTGAATCGTGAGTACAACGAGAAGGCCACCGAAATCTCGGACATCATCAACTACCATTCGGCGCCGGTCACCGTGATCATCGGGGCCAAGGCGGCGGGGCTAGAGAAAGGCCCCAAGAAGATCTGGGCCATCGGCAACAAGGACGCCTCGGTCACCAACCTGGAGTTGGAGACGAACTTCGCCGGGCCGCTGGGCTACATGGAACTGTTGAAGCAAAGTATGCACGAGATGATGGGCATTCCCATGGGTGCGCTGGGCCAGGTACAGCCCATCTCGAACACCTCGGGCGTGGCGCTCCAGATGCAGTACCAGAGCATGATGCCCCGGTACCACCAGAAGAAGGTGCAGTACACGCCCTTCTTCAAGCAGATCAACGAGCACATCATGCTGCACCTGGCAGTCTTCGAGCCGCAGGCGCTCCAGTACAACCCCTACCTGTCGAGCGTGCGGCCCGAGCCGGACCAGGCGTTGGCGCTTGATCCCTCCGACCCGCTGACCTACCGCACCGAGATCTTCTGGCCCGATCCCATGCCGATGGACCGGCTGTTGAAGATCAACGAGATCCAGGCCCTGATGGCGATGAGCCTGGAGTCCCGCAAGGGTGCGCTCAGGGACCTGGGCGAGCAGTTCCCCGATCAGAAGCTGCGGGAGATCTTCGAGGAGATGTTGGAGGACATCAAGGAGCAAGGCGCTCTCGATCTCATCCGCATGCAGGCCGCTCAGTTCCAGATGGCGACTACGGGTATGACGCCGGACGGACAACCCATCCTGACACCAGAGGGCGGCGCAGTGCCGTCCGCACCCATCGATCCTGCACTCGCTCAGGAGATCATGGAGCGTGCGTTCCAAGAGATGCCGCCCCAGACGATGGACTACGACACCACCGACACTTCGAGCGAGTAGTGTCACAACTGGGCCTGAAAGAGGTATGACAACATGAGCCAACTGGATACCGGGAGTGGGTTCATCCAGGGACAGGGCGTCGAGCCTGCGCAGCCTCGTACGGCTGCTGACGTGCAGGCGCCGCCCCCGCAGCCTGGACAGAACGGTCCTCTCGTGATCGTGCAGGGTGGGCAGACGGGACCGGGGCCGACACCGCAGAACGGTCGCTTCTACTCGGAAGAGGACGTCGCCCGCATGCGGGAAGAGACGGACGGCCGTCTGGCCGAGATGCAGGCGCAGCTACAGCAACTCACCACCGACCGGGAAGAGCGGGAGGCCGCTGCGCAGGCTGAGCGTGATCGTCTGGCGCAGGAGGCCCGTCAGGCGTCCGAGGCCGAGATGGATGTGCGCACCCTGCTGGAGACTCGGGACAAGGAGTGGAACCAGCGCATCGAGGCGATCGAAGAGCAGCGCCAGCGGGACCAGGCCATCTTCGAGCGGGAGCGGGAGTGGAACGAACTCCAGAACTACCGCCGTGCCCGCATCGAGCAGGAGGAGCAGTTCCTGCTGCCCGACCTGCGTGATCTCATCCAAGGCAACACCGTGGGCGAGATCGACCAGGCCATCGAGGACATGAAGCAGCGCACCCAGACCATCGCTGCCAACTTCCGAGAGGCCATGACGGATGCTCGTCCTCTCGCTCGTGGAGCGGCCCTCACCGGCCAACCGTCCATGGGTGGTCCGATGGAGCAGCAGCCTGGTGTTGAGCAGATCAGCATCCAGGACATCAAGGGCATGGACAACAAGACGTACGGCCAGTACCGGGACCGCCTGATGCGCTATGCGACTCAGAGCGGCCAAGCACCACCGCAGTAGTCACAACAAGAGAGGATTCTCATGGCAGATACCGCCCTCGGCTCCCCGTTCCCATCGGGTTCCGCCGTCACTGGGACCGAGCAGGTCGCCGGTGGCGGTCCCGCCAGCGTCTACACCAGCGCTGTCGGCTACTACGGCCCGACCGGCCCCAACAACAACCCCAACACCGGCTATGGCGTCGCTCCCACCACTGGCACCACCATGATGGGTCCGGCCATCCAGGTGATCTGGAGCAAGGAGATCTTGTTTCAGGCCATGCCGGTCCTGCGCTTCGAGCAGTTCGCCATCAAGAAGACCGAACTCGGGGTGATGCCCGGACTGACCGTGAACTTCATGCGTTATAACAACTTGCCGATCCCGTCGGGACCGCTGGTTGAGGGCGTCCGCATGCGGACCTACGCCCTGTCGGCGCAGCAGTACCAGATCAAGGTCGCTGAGCAAGGCTTCGGCGTCGCCGTGACGGAACTGCTCCTGAACGCATCGTTCGATGACGTCATGGCCTCGGCCTCTCGTCTCCTCGGTCGCAACATGGCGCTGTACATCGACACGCAGGCCCGCACCTCGCTCCAGCGCTCCACGTCGGAGGTCTACGGCTACGCCAAGCCCACGGCCATCAACACCGGCTACGGCGTCTACGAGCCGGGCACGGTGGCCCCGAGCTACGCCGCTGTGACGGCGGGCGGCGGCGGCTACTTCCTCACGATGCACACGATCAAGGACGCCGTCGAGGTCCTGGCGTCCAAGAACATCCCCCGCATGGGCGAGACGTACGTGTGCTTCGTGCATCCCCACCAGAGCCGCCGTCTGCGTGACACCCCGGAGTTCATCGAGGTGACCAAGTACGCATCGCCCGGGAACTTCATGCTGGGCGAGATCGGGCGTCTGAACGACGTCGTCTTCATCGAGACGACCCAGATCGGTGCCCCGTTCAACAAGACGGTGTGGCCTGCCACGCTGGCCGACGACCCCTCGGTCGCCCAGGCCTACTGGCGGCAGGACACCCTGGGTGTGGCTTCTCCGGCCACGCCGGACGTGTCGATCGACCAGCCGCAGCCCGCAGGCTCCGGTGTCGGCCCGCCCAACCTCGGTGGTGCTGGTGTGGACACCAACCTGGAGTACGCCTACGTCGGCCCCGGCGCTGTCGCCACCCCCGGGTGGGGTCAGTACTGGCCTGGCGGTGGCCCTGCGGGTCTTCCGACCTACGAGGGCCTCATGGTCGGGGACAACGCCTTCGGGCACGCCATCAGCCTCCCCGTCGAGCTTCGTGACGGCGGCGTTCTCGACTTCGGTCGTGAGCACGCCCTGGCGTGGTACGGCATCTGGGGCTTCGGCACCATCACCGACTCGGCGGTCGTTCGCCTCGTCACCAACTGAGCACACTCGTATGCACAGAGGGGGGCGGCTTCGGCCGTCCCCCTCTTGCCTTGAACAGGAGCAACCATGGCATCAGCCCGCCAGCCCGCAGGAACGCCAGAGACAGTCGATCCCTCCGTCGAGGGGGGTGAGGTCACGCCCGGCATGACCACCATGGCCGAGATGTTCGGCACGCCCCAGGTCGTGGACGAGGTGCAGGAGCTACCCATCCAGCAGCCGCTGGGTGAGGCCGTCTGGGTCGTGCGGCCCAACGCCGACATCGAGGAGATGACGGTGGGCCTCCCCGACAACCACTTCAACATGAAGGCGGGCACGAGGTACAGGGTTCCCGAGCGAGTGGCTCAGATCCTGTATGAAAGGGATCAGTTGATGGAGATGCCCATCCGGTACGACGAAGCCCTACAGCGGAGGTAACCCATGAGCCTGGTCACTGTCCACGGCCCCAACACGATGTACACCACCGAAGGCGGGGGAGCGTCAATCCCGTCGTCCGGGGGCGGCATTGCCCAGGCCACCAAGAGTCCCACCAACGGCCTCCAGTTCTCCTTCTCGGTGCCCAACCCCGGCGCCCGCCCGGCTGCCGACTTCGACTGGACCTTCACCGGCCCTGGCAGCCCCGCAGCGCAGCCCGACAAGTTCAGCGGCACGGTGCTCTTCACCGGGGCCGGTGCGGTCAGCATCATCTGCACGGTGGCGGCGGGTGCTGGCCCGCCTGCTGGTGGCACCTACACCGTCAACGCCACGGCGACGGCGGGCACGCCTCGCATGGTCGAGCGGAGCGCTGAGCCGGACATGAGCAAGCCAGCGTTGAAGCCCGAGGAGTCAACGCCCGAGGTGGAGGTGGGCTACGACCCCGCCGCTCACACCGTGGACGAGGTGATCGAGTACGCCGAGGAGCATCCGGACCAGGTCCCCGACATCTACGCCGCCGAGCAAGCGGGCAAGCAGCGCTCCACGCTGTTGTCACATCTGGAGCACATGCAGGCGTAGGGACCCATTGACATTGACGTAGGAGCACACATGGTCAACAGGGCCGGTTTCATCGTCCAGAACGCCGTCACGGCCGGGGCCAACCTGGACCTGGCTGAGCCTGACGCTCTCGACTTCAACATGCTGGGCAACATCCGCCACGGTGTGCTTGGTTCGGACCCGAACGCCTGCAAGGTCAGTGTCAATGGATCGAGCTACACGATCACCGTGGCGCCGGGTGTCGCCGTGGTGGACGGGGCACTCGTGCGGACGGGTGGGACGGTCCCCCTGCCCGGACCCTCCCAGTCACCACGGTTCGATCTGATCACGGTGGATGGGGGCGGGACTGCCGGTGCCATCGTCGGCACTCCCGACCCGAACCCGGTCTTCCCCGACTACGACGACACGGTGACGGTGCTCGCCGCCATCATGATCCGGCCAGGTGGCAACTACCCGCAGGCCGGGGACGTGACCGACAAGCGGCTCATGCTGATGCAGCGGTTCGTGACGGCGGTCAGTGCCGGGTCGCTGCTCCACAACGGCAACCCGGCCAACCTGGCCCCGCTGTTCGACATTGACTTCAACGGGCGCATGGTGTGGGACGGCGACGGCACGGCGTTGGAGCGCACCAGCACCAAGACCTTGCGGGTCGGGGACAACCTGGTCGTGGCGGGCACGCTCTCTGCTGCCGCTATCGCAGCGGTCGGGGACCTGAACGTCAGTGGCGACATCATCGCCACCAACTTCCTCCAGGGCGCTGGTCCCCCTTCGGGCACGGCCACCCTCGGGGACCTCTACAAGAACCTGACTGACGGGTCAATCTGGGCCTACCAGACCACCGGCTGGGTGCAGCTTTCGACGGTGCCCATCCCTGCCGGTATGACGATGATGGGCTTCATGACCACCGCTCCAGCGGGATGGCTGTTGGTCAACGGCCAGACCATCTCCAAGGCGGCGTCAGGAGGCCTGTGGGACGCCCGGCCCGACTGGCAGCTTCCTGGTGGCACCCAGATGAAGCTCCCCGACGCCCGGGACTGCTTCTATGGCTGGGGCGCTCCCGGTGTGAGGTTCGGCAACGTGGCACCCCAGGTGCAGTTGACCGTGGCCAACCTGCCCCCGCACAAGCATCTGGTCAGTCCCACGACGGACGCAGGAGGGGCGCACGGCCACACGGTGAGCCAGACCCCGGCTGGGGCGCACAGCCACACCACCGTGCAGCCCAGTGGCGCCCACAACCACTCCATCTACGACCCGGGGCACTCGCATCCGCCGCCCCCGGACGCCGACGCCTACGTGACCCGCACCATCGGTGGTGGCCCGAAGCGGCTGCTGGATGGCCCCTGGGACGTGGGCTTCGATCCGGGTACGGGTGTGAACGTCGATGTGTACCAGCACGGCACCACCGGCATCCAGACCACGACAGCGGGGTCCAACCACGACCACCCCACCGACGTTCAGGGCAACCACACCCACGGCTTCGCCATCGATTCCGGGGGCGCAGCGCACTCGCACCCCATCAGCGAGAACACCATCGGCTCTGGGATTCCGATCGACATCCGCCCGCCCGCCATGGGCATGTACCTGTTCGTGAAGATCTGATGCCCTACCGCAAGCCCGACGAGGGCATCATCCAGCAAGCGGTGGAGCTTTCCTCCGAGGGGCTGGAGGAGATCCCCTACGCCTCGGAGATCGTGGACAAGGGGCCAGGCGGTCCAGGCCTGGACCCGGAGTGGGAGCCAGCATGACCGACATCGTCGCCCCTGCGGAGTGGTTCGTGCCGCCGTACCCGAAGGCCCTGGTGCCCGACTACTCGGGCTACGCCCCGGGTGCCGTCAGCGGCGCAAGTGGTGGGACAGGAGCCGCTGACGGCGGGGCATCTTCGCAGGTCCCTACGAGCTACGACCTCTCGTGGGTGGCTGGAGACACCGTCGAGTTCAAGTTCTTCTTCCCGAACGTGTGCTGGGTGGAGGTTGATCCCGGCTCCACGCAGGCGCTGTGGGAGTACACCACCTGGCGCTCCCAGGTCCGCACGTCACACTATTACTACTATGGCTACTGGTGGCCTCCCACTTTCCCGATGGGTGCTCGCATCATGGAGTTCGTCTGCACCGCTGAGTATGTGGAGGACGATCCGGACAAGGGCACTGGCACCTGGGTCACCCTTCGGGGCGGCACGTCGTGGCCTGGCGACTTCAAGTGGGATCTCCAGTCCGAGGCCCACACCAGCACCCTCGATCCGTACTTCTACGAGGCCCACACCTGGTACCAGGGCAACGTCAAGGTGCTGCCCCAATACACCTCACCCACGCTGTACCCGCCGAGCAACTGGCCGGTCTACTCCTTCGACTCGAACCCCTGGCCGCATCAGGGGCCGTATCTCTACCCGTGAGGTGAGGAGGTGGACATGCAGGTCAGGGTCGATGTCACCGAAGACGAAGGCGTGCGTGTTACGACAACCTACGGGCCGGTCCTGTTGTCCGTAGTCTTCGACCTGGCCGACGAGGAGGCAGTCATCGACGTCATTCGCCAGGGCTTCGCAGATGCCCGCAAGCTCCATGAGGAGAAGGTCCATGTGCTCCCCGGCTGAGATCGCTCAGAAGGTGCGCTACAAGCTGAGGGACTTCGGGCACTACTTCGAGGTGCCCTACACAGCGGCGCCCATCTACACCATGCGGCTGCCTCACCCCCTGGTGGACAAGGACAAGATCACCGTCTGGCAGCCCGACTCCACGGAGATCCCGTCTGGCCCAGACACCTGGGAACTGGACCAGCGCAACGGCATCATCAAGTTCCGGGACCCCAACACCATCGCTGACGGCGTGGGCGTCTCGGGCTATTACTACGAGTGGTTCCTGGACGAGGACCTGGAGTACGCCGCTGGCATCATGACCAACCAGCACCTCTACGACTCCGACAAGGCTGACAACGGCAGCGACTTCTCGCCCGTCGAGTGTGATGTGCTGGCGACCGGCGCTGCGGCTCAGGCGTACTACGCCCTCATGGCCGAACTGTCCCTCGACGTTGATGTCTCAACACCAGAGGGCATCAGCATCCCCGCTACGCAGCGCTTTCGCCAGGCGACGGAGATGGCGGGGCACCTCGCCCAGGTCTACACCGACGAGGCAGCCATGCTGGGTGTGGGCCTCAACAAGGTGGAGCAGTTCTGGTTGCGCCGGGTGGCCTACCTCACCAACCGCCTCGTGCCCATCCTGCGGGAGCGGGAAGTGGATGATCCCCATCCTCCGCTGCGACTGCTGCCGCCCATCCCTGCGGGCCTCCAGGACGGCGAGGGCGACGCCGTCTACATGCCTGAGCCGCCTGGTGGCATCGGCTACGGCGGCTGGACCACTCTCGGTACGAGTGGGTTGCCATGATCGACACCCGCCGAGAGGCCGCTCACATCGCCAGGGAGATGGCTCGTTATCACAACGAGATCGGTGAGGCCGTCATCTGGTTCAAGTTCGACACCGAGAACAGCCACTATGACCGGGTCTACAACGAGGGGGGCAAGGCCTGGAGGCGGGGCCTGAGCGTAGCCACGCTGTGGATCGACCAGGGCGAGGCTCCGGAGCAGTACCTCCCCGAGGGGCGCCGTCCCTACGTGACGCTGCGCTTCGCCGTGTCGGCGGTGGCCCTCATGGAGTCGGGCGTCGGCCAGCAAGAGGCCCACGGCCATCGGGTCTGGGACCAGGGCCTGCTCCAGGACTTCTGGATGGACGACCGGAACAACGACGTCGTGTACTACGACGGGCGATACTGGGAGGTGTCCAACTTCCAGATCCGGGGCCGCATCCAGGTGGACACCGTGGTCGGGGTGACCTGCACCGAGACGTACCCCGAGGATGAGTACACCTTCGACTTCCCGCCCAACACTCGACCTCCGGTGCTCAACCCTCTGAGGGAGGACTGATGGCTGCCCCCGGCTCCGCTACCGCAACGGTCTGGCCCGACTGGGCCAACGGCTTCGACAACTGGCGTGAGCAGGACGCCGAATGGCTGCGCAACCGCATCGTCAGCCCCTTCCCTGATGTCGCAACACGTGACACCATCATGAACCCGGTGGCCAAGAGCTTCGGCATGATGTCGATCCTCCAGGCGGGGTCGGTGGCCGGGGCGCCGGACTTCTGGAACGGGGCGGCGTGGGAGTCCATTCGGTACCCCAACCTGAACGTCACCTCGGACGCCACCAGCGTCACGTTGAAGCGCCAGGGAGCGGGGTCCGGCATCCAGTTGATGAACGACGGCTCCGTGAACACGGTGAAGAACGTCGTCGGCACAGGTGGCATCGGCTACGTGGGGGACACCACCGGCATCTCCATGAAGATCGGCGCCAAGACGGTCAAGTTGGCCACCGATGCCACCCAGTTGACCATCGACTCCCCCGTCTCGATCGCTGGGGGACTGACACTGACAGGCGCCCTTAGCGTAAATAGCGTAAATGTGACGGCGGGGCTGACCGTGGGGGGCACCCTCGGCGCTCAGGCCATCACGGCGACCACGCTCACGGCCAGCGGCCTGGTGGCGGGTGGCAGTGTCAATGGTGGAGATGCACAGTTGGCGACGGTGGGCATCTTCGGTGTGCTGCGTCATCGCAGTGGCGGCACCGGGGTGGTGAGCGTGGGGTCGGACTCCACGTTGAAGATCGATGGGGCGAGCCTCGCCGTCAACCCGCCGACCACTTTCGCTGGCACGATCACGGCCAATGGGGTGACCAACTTCGTGGGGCAGCCCAACTTGGCCATCACAGGCAAGACGTCGGTCATGGTGGCGGGCATCGTCGCCGTGGCGGGCAACACGCCACCAGGGTCGCTGAACGCCCCTGACGGAACCTTGTACGTCACCTACTAGGAGGACCCATGAGCGACAAGATCTACTTCCCGCCCGAAGGCACCGACAACCCGCCCGACCCCGAGACTGGTCGGGTCATGGCGGCGCTGGACGCCATCGAGGCTCGCCTCATCCAGGAGGTCGAAGGCCTCTTCGTCCAACTCGGCGCCAAGGCCGAGGGCGTCAAGGCCCGGCTCGATGCCATCATGGCCAACGTCGATGCCAAGATTGACGAGATCGCCGCTCGTCGCTGATGACCGTCTCGGTCCGCAACGCCGCAGCGTGGCAGACGTCACCGGCTGGGCGCCTGCTGTACATCCGGGTCAACGGGGCCTGGCGGATGTGCCTCGACGCCTGGATCAGGGGCACGCCCACGCCGGGGGCTGTAGCGCTGCCTGTGGGGACCTTCCTCGACCCGTTCGACAACGTGTCGGCTTGGAGCGCAGGTGCCAGCGTGGCCGGGGGTCGCACCGGCAACGGCTACCAGGGCACCAGTCTCTCGATCGGTAACGGTGGTGGCACGCATGCCATCCCTGCTGGCCAGCAGGGCGACACCATCACGGTGGGCTTCGCCGCCAAGTTCACCACGCTCGCCGCCGACAACAACGTGCTCTGCTTCTACGGCGATGCTGGGGCCACGCTGCATGTCGCTGTGCAGTTGGGCAATGCCCGGGACATCTTCGTGTGGCGGGGCGCCAGCGCTGCTCTTCTGGGCAACACGAGCAGTGGCACCGCCTACCCGGCTGCGGGCACCTGGTTCTACTGCGAGGTGCAGGTCAAGGTCCATGACACACAGGGCACGGTCGTCGTTCGGATCAACGGCACTGTGGTGCTGAACCTCATCAATCAGGACACGAAGAACGCTGGGACCGGCACCGTCATCGACACCGTGCGGCTGACCAGCGGGCACTCGGCCAACGGCGGCATCATCGATGACTTCTACCTGGCTCCAGGGGCTGCCTTCCTGGGTGACATCAACGCCAGCAGCCCGCCGAGCAATCCGCCGACGTCAGCAGACAGCATCTGGCACAAGGTGGCCGACTACAGCGCTCCGGGTATGACGGCGCCCACCAACCTGCGGATGTACCCGGATGCGCCCTCGAACTACGGCGCTCACTCCAGTTTCCAGGTGGCGTGGGACTGGACGCTGCCCACCAATGGGCTGAACGTGGGTGACTTCCAAGTTGTGTTAACAGACTCGGCGGGGAACTGGTACCCCGGCTACCCCGTCTCGGTGGCTGCCGGGAGTCGCACCTACAACTTCACCGGGCTGAACCAGAACACGCAGTACCAGGCGTACGTGAAGGCCCGCTATGCCAGCGGTGGCCGGGCTGACTCGGCGTGGGCGGGACCGCTGCGGTGGAAGACCGGCGCTGACAGCTACGTCGTCTATGACATCCCGGTCTACGACTGGCGCAACGAGTTCGAGTACACGCCGCCCTACTACTACACCTACACGTCGGCGGCGCTGGGCGACGGCAGCACGTGGGGCTTCGGCAAGGCCATCGACGGTAACTTCTCCAGTTACTGGAACTCCGACGTCGTCACCGAACCGCTGGGGTCCACCCAAGGTGAGGGCTGGATGGTGCAGGCCCCCAGCGTTGATGGCAACGGCAACAGCTACCTCTTCACCGGCATCCGTGCGTGGACCATCAACCCGCACACGTGGTGGATCGGCATCTACTACAACAACGCCTGGCAGGGCGGGAACACCGTCTACAACGGCAAGTACACCTCATTCCGTGTCCCTTACGCCGTGGGTGTCGATCAGGGGGCGGCGGGGACGAATCCCACCATCCGGCCCGGCAACTACCAGACCAACTCGGGCATCTTCGTCGCTGGCCTCATGCAGGTCCCCGGGTATGACGGGTACAACTGGCGCATGGAGATGATCGAGCTTCGGCTATTACTCATGCAATGGACACTGGTGGCGTACAACCCTCGGACGGTGGCGGCGGTCAACTCGGGGCCGTGGTAGCCCCTCCAGAGTCGATCGAGCAGGTGGTGATCCGGCACCTCGGTGTCTCGCTGGCGCAGACTCAGGTGGACCTGGCCTTCGCTCTGGGCCGGAACGCTCTGGCCAAGGAGATGGTCAAGCGGTTCATGGACATAGCGCACGACGACCCGGACGGCTCCGTGCTCGTGTCCCTCCCCATGCTGGGTACCCTCTACGGCGCTCTGGGCTGAGCTACGCTCCCGGCGTCGGCACCCACGCTGGGTCCGGCCCACTTGCCCAGAACAGGAGAGCCGCCCATGGTGGTGCCCTCGAACCACGTCTACGTGAAGGGTGGCGGCGAACTTGTTGACGCTCTCCTGGATGTGGTGGAACGGGCAGCGACTGTTGTCACACAGTCGGCCCAAGAGGCGATCGAGGACCAGCACTCCCGGATGCAGGCGGCAGCGGCGCAGGACCCCCGGTGGGCCACCATGGCCCCGGACATCCAGTACTGGGCTGACGAGGACGGGGACCTGGCCTATGGCGTGCCCTGGCACAACCGCAGCTACGAGCAGGCGGTGCGGGTCGAGTACGGCGACACCGTGGACGCTCCCATCCCGCTCATCCGCATGGGCGTGCTCAACGGGGTGACCCAGATGGGCTGGTCCATGCGCCAGGCGTTCATGGAGAACGGGTTCTGATGGCTTCGGCTCGCACCCCCGCCCGCCCTCGCAAGGCACCCCCGCCGCCGCCCATCTACCCCGAGCACGTCGGGTTCCTCCTGGCTGAGGAAGACGCCTTGAAGGAGATGCTGGAGGCCACGGTGAGGTTGCCGGACGGCCGGGGCACCGAGAAGCCGGTGCGCACCTGGTTCCGCTTCCCCGACTCGGCCACGCAGATCACCTACCCGTACATCACCATCGACCTCATCGGGATCGAACCGGCCTACGACCTGTGGCACTCGGAGTACGCCCTCTACCGGGACTCCGAGGTGGAGGAGGACTCGAACACCGGGGAGGTGTCCGGCCACCGGCTGTACGACCCCTCCACGTCGCCCAACATCGGGCTGACCGATCAGGACCCGCCCGACTTCTTCTTGCGGCGCAACTATCTCCAGTACCGCCTCTTCTTCCAACTGGGCCTGTGGTGTGACAACGTCGCCCACGACCGCATCCTGACGGCCCGCATGTTCAGGGACATCGTCATGCCCCACCCCTCGTGGCTGCACTGCCCGGCCGATGGGGTGTGGAAGCGCATGGAGACGATCTCGTGGACCCCGGCCGACATCCCCTCGCAGGAGGGTGCCTCCAAGCGCATCTTCCGCAAGATCTACACCATCTCGGTGCAGACCGACATCCCGCAGGATCGGCTCGAACACCTGACGCTCCAGCCTCGCATCAAGAAGCTGCTGCTGCGGATGACGGACCAGCGAACAGGCGCTCAGGTACTACCCGAGGACACTGCCCAGCAATGGGAAACACTGCATGACTGGACCTAGGAGGTCAACGTGAGTGACTACCGCCGACCGGGGGTGTACCTGGAGGAAGTCCTCCAGACCTCTCCGAACCAGACAGGTACGGCCAACGCCGTTGCTGTCTTCGCAGGGGTGGCCCCCAAGGGACCAGCCAACGTCGCTACCAGGGTGGACTCCTGGGCCGACTATGCCCAGCAGTTCGGGGGCTTCGACACGGTGACGGTCACGGACGGGACTGCTCCTGCCGTGGATTCGACGCTGTTGTCATATCTCCCCTACGCCGTCTTCTCGTATTACCAGAACGGGGGCCGGGTCGCCTACATCGTGCGGGTGCTGCCCACCGCTGGCGGGTCCGGGGGCACGATCGCCAAGAACCCGGTGATGGACGCTGCCACCCCCACGCCCAAGGAGGTGTTCACCGTCCAGGCCAACGGTGTGGGCAACTGGGCCGAGGACCTGCAAGTGGTTCTCGCCACCACGGTTGCGGCCTCGGCTGCCACAGGCAACCACTCGATCTTCTCCCTCCAGGTGCGCCGTATCTCGACCGGCCAGGTCTTGGAGACGTTCACCAACCTTTCGATGACCGGGGTGGCGGGTACCCGACCTGCGCTGGCAGCGATCAACGATCCGCTGGCCGGGTCGGCGTACATCACAGCGGTGGCGCCTGCGGTCGCCAATCCCACAGGCGACCCCGCTCCAGCGACGGTTCCGTTGCTGAACGGGAGCGACCCAGGCACCCCACTGGCTGCCGACCTCGTGGCCACGCCCGTCACGGACGCCATGCGGACGATCGACGCTCCTCTGCTGGTGTCGTTCCAGCCCTTCCGCAAGGCCGATGGCACCTACGTGGTGCCCCCGGCGCAGAACGTCTCGACGGCGCTCAACCAGGGCCGGGTGAACTGCTTCGTCATCTGGGACGGCGAGGCGGCGAGTACGGGCTACGTCGCCAAGGTGACCGCCCGAGCGCAGTCGATCTCCAACAGCGACTCGTACAACGCCATCTACTGCCCCTGGATCACGGTGCCGGACCCTGCTCGTGCCGGGGGCACCATCAACATCCCGCCGTCTGGCTCTGTGCAGGGTGTGATGGCCCGCATGGACGCCACGGTCGGACCCTGGCGGTCGGCAGCCGGTCTTCCGGCTGGGTTGGCGACAGCGGTAGCGACCGAGGTGAAGTTCTCCGACACCGACCTGGGGTCGCTGAACAACGCCAACATCAACGTGATCCGGGCGGTGCAGGGCCAGGGCATCTGCATCATGGGTGCCCGCACCCGCAAGATGTACGGCCCGGATCGGTTCGTGGGTGACCGGCGCACCCTCATCTTCATCGAGGACAGCTTGAAGTTGTCAACACAGTATGCGGTCTTTGAGAATAACGACCAGCGACTGTGGACGGCGCTGAGGAACACCGCTCAGCAGATCCTCCAGCCCGTCTGGGAGCGGGGTGGCCTGGCTGGGAGCACTGCTGCCGAGGCCTACTACATCACCTGCGACAAGACGCTCAACAACCCGCAGGTCGTCCAGTCCGGAGAGGTGCGCATGGAAGTCGGCGTGGCCCTCCAGTACCCCGCCGAGTTCGTGGTCATCCGGGTCAGCCAGTTCGACTCCGGGGCCTCGGTCGCCGCTGAGTTCGCCACCCAAGCCGCATAGGAGGAGACATGCCCTACGACGTGCGGTCCCGCACCGACCCGATGAGGAACTTCAAGTTCCAGGTGCAGATCATCCATCCCACCCTGCAATCCGCCGTCGCCAACATGGGCTTCACCAACGTGGCCGGTCTGAACATGACCACAGAGGCGATTCCCTACCGAGAAGGCGGGTGGAACACCAACCCGCACAAGCTGCCGGGGCAGACGGACTTCGGTCCGCTCACGCTCATCCAGGGGGTGATGTACACCACGCCGGGCATGTGGTTGCTGGCGAAGAACATCTTCGCCGTGCAGTGGGGTGGTGGCACGCTCGCTGCCGACACCCAGTTCCGGTTCACCACCGTCATACGGGTGCTTGATCACCCGATCACGGTGGGGGCGGCGTCAGGCTCGCCTGCGGCGTCCTACCCACCGGACGGCGCCCGGCTGGCGTTCGTGGCGTACAACTGCTGGGTGGGGTCGGTCGCTTACAACGACCTCGACGCCATGGGCAACGCCGTGCTCATCAGCCAGATGACCATGCACCACGAGGGCTTCGACACCCTCTTCGGCCAGGATGCGATCGCCGCCTGATGACCGACGTCTCCTCCGATTGGCTCCAGGGCCTGCCTATCGAGCAGCAGGTCCTGGAGGTGGGCAAGATCCAGAGCGCTGTTCACGGCGAAGAGCCGTTGATGAGCGAGGCTCCCGACACCAACGTCACCCTGTTCCGGGGTGTCTTCGTCGGGAAGGACTGGGACCAGAAGGCGGCGGTCAGGGAGTTGACCGGCTCCGACGAGGAGTACATCGCCCGCATGATGGGTGGCTCCAACCCGACGCTGTACCTCAACGCCGTGCTCACCTACGGCACCGAGGTGCTGGGTCCCCACGAGCTATCCGGCCTGACCGTGCCCGAGCGCATGGCCCTCATCGACAGCCTCCTGGTGGGCGAGAAGGAACTGCTGTTCCTGAACATCCTCCGGGTGACCTACGGCGACCAGCGCACGGTGCCGGTGAAGTGCCCCACCTGTGACGCCATCAACGATGTCTCCTTCTCGATCAAGGAGGACGTCCCCATCCGGACCATGGACGATCCCTTCGCCATGGACTACGAGTTCACCTGCCGCAACGGGGACAACATCCGGTACCGCCTGGTGAACGGTGCTGACCAGGCGGCGTCCGCACAGAACCCTCGGGCCACCCTGCCCGAGCAGAACACCGTCCTGCTCAGCCGTGTTATCAACACAGTCAACGGCAAGCCGCTGGTGGACCCCATGCACTACTCCCGGGACCTCGGCGCTCTCGATCGGCGCAACCTGCTGGACGCCCTGCTGACCAAGCAGCCGGGGCCGTACTTCGAGGAGGTGAAGCTGCCCTGTGCGACGTGTGGCGCCGAAAGTCTGTTCACGCCGACCTGGGCCGACCTTCTATAGCCCCAACCTGGCGATGTTGTACGTCCACTACGACGGGATCGCCAAGCACTACCCGGGGTGGAACCTGACCGAGATCAAGCGGATGCCCGCCAGGGAGCGAGAGTTCTGGGTCGCTCTGATCAAGTGGAGGATTGACCGGAATGGCTGACGGCAGCGAGCCGTACGGAGGGGGGACATTCGACTTCAACTCCGGCCGTGGCGGCGGCGGTGGGGGTCGGTTCTCTCGTGCCCTCCGTGCCTTCGGTGGCGGCTCCGCTCAGGCCTCGTTGAAGTTCGACATCCCGGGCCTCCAGCAGTTCCGGCGTGAGATCGGTGACATCACAACAGGGCTGGGCAGGCTCCGTGAGGAGTTCAACCGGCTGTCCACAGCGCCCAAGAAGTTCGCTGACGAACTAGCTCGCATCAACCGTGAGTTGGTCGCCATGAAGACCAACCTGGGCAACGCCAAGGGGGCGGGCTTCGGCACCCCGGCCACCAGCCTCATGCCCGCCTCGTCGTCCGTCTCCACCATGTCCCCGATGGCCCAGACGCCCACCACGGGCGGCATGGCAGGCAGCTTCGTCCAGGGCTTCATGGGTGGCGGCGGTATGAAGGGTGGCCTCTCTGCGCTGAGCGGCGGTGGCGGTAGCCCGCTCGCTGCCATCACCAACATCATCGGCAGCGCCATCCAGCAGGGCACGCAGTTGGCCATGGGGCGCTTCACCGGCAACATGGCCACGACCGGCGCCTTCGACACCTCGGGCAGCATGATCGCCCTGTCGAGTGGTGTGTCTTCCCGGAACCAGATGGGAGCGATCTCCCGCAACGCCCCCTTCTACGGGGATCTGCCCGGCATCGGCCAGACGTTGTTACAACAAGCTCAGATCGGTAACGTTTACGGCGGCACCGGCCTGGCTGGTGCCCGAGGCCAGCAGGCAGCAGCGAACATCCAGGGCCTCCAGGCTCTCAACCCCGGCATGTCAGCCCAGCAGGCCGGTGGGATGCTCACGGCTCAGTCCCGGAACGTGCAGGGCATCAACCAGGCCCGGATGGTCTTCGGCAATGCCCTCACTCCCACTGGTCCAGGTGGAGCGCCGAGGGCGCAGAAGGACATCTTCAAGGCCCTGCTGGACTCCATCGTGCGCCAGGCCCACAACGGGGTGCCCTACAACAAGGACCAGATCATCGCCCAGCGGATGCCTGGCTCGAATCTCTACTCCTGGTTGGCCCAGACCGGCTGGGCCGACGACATGATCCAGGTGTGGTTCGACTGGGCCATCGGCCAGGCCACCTACGACGTCACCGGCAAGAAGACCTTCGATCCCGCCCGAGACATCAACCAGGTCCGGCCCGGGGGCAAGAGCCTCGCTACGAGTATGCAGGAGACGGAGACGAGGAACGCCCAGAAGGAAGCCAATATGGGCAACGCCCAGTACCAGTCGTACATGGACTTCCAGAGCGCTGCCAGGGGCCTCATCACCGCCCTGGAGAAGCTGGATGACACCATGAACGGCGTCTACAAGGGCATCGGCAAGGCTGGCCCTTTGGCGGGCAACGCCGGTAACGCCCTCGGCGGGGCGGTGAAGGGCGCTGGCATCGGCGCCACCATCGGCACGCTCATCGAGCCAGGCGGCGGCACGGTCATCGGTGGAGCCATCGGAGGCCTCGTCGGCGGGGCGGCGGGCTTCTTCGGCATCGGTGATCCGGGCGACAACGGCACGTCCCAGATGAACCCGGACGTGCGCAAGCGGGTCAACACCATGATGGCGGCGAACCCGGCTCTGCGGGTCAACTCGGGCTATCGCACGAGTATGCAGCAGAAGCGGCTCTACGAGTCCGGGAACCCCAACGTGGCCCGCCCTGGCCGGGGTCAGCACACCAAGGGCAACGCTGCCGACATCGGCCCGGCCTCGCAGTACGGGTGGCTGGCCAAGAACGCCAAGCGCTTCGGCCTTGACACCGCTGGGCACCTGGGTGAGCCGTGGCACGTGCAGGTGGCGGGCACCCTGAGCGGAGTCGGAGACGCTGAGTCTTTCCAGCAGTGGTCAGCCGAGACATCAGCCCAGCACAACGCTTTCCTGGTGGCCTCGGCGTCAGCAAAGCAGGGTGCAGGTGGCTCCAGTGCGGCTGCTGTCACAGCACCGTCCATGGCCGCTGCTGCCGGTGGCTCTCCGGATGCTGTGGGCCTCGACGTGGTGGGCAAGGCCCTGTACTCCGCAGGCTTCCGGGGTGACGACCTGGTCAACATGATGGCCATCCCCTCCCGGGAGTCCAGCTACGTCCCTGGTGCGCACAACCTGAACCCCAACACTGGAGACGACTCCTGGGGCCTGTGGCAGATCAACGTGGCCCCCGGCGCCAACGGGGCCACCTTGAAGGCGGTCACCGGCTCTGACGACCCCAACCAGTTGACCGATCCCGCCACCGCCGCCCGAGTCGCTTTCGAGATGTACAAGCGCTCCGGTAACACGCTGCGGCCGTGGGGCGGGTACAAGGGCATGTCGAACACGTACAACGTGAGCGACGATGCCATCGGCGCCGCCCGTTCGATGGCTCAGAGCCTCTGGCCCAGTGGCTACGGCGATCCCTCGGGCGGCGCTAGTGGCAATGGCGGTTCCACCAGCGTGACGCACTCGCCGGTCGTCTTCAATGCCACCTTCAACATCTCGGCTTCGGGCGGTGGCGGCGGGGCCATGGACCTTGACGGCCTGGCCCGGCAACTAGCACCCAAGATCGAGTCCGTAGTCCGTCGAGCAGTAGGGGCCACACGATGAGCGTTGATTCCGACATCGGTTCGGGGAGTGATCGCAGCCCGAGCTACAACATCGGAGGGGCACCGCCCTACGGCTGGACGGGTACCCCGGGCTACAACCCCTTCCAGGCTCCCAGTGAGAAGGAGACGTTCGGGGAGGTGGCGCTCTACGAGCGCATGGACTGGACAGGTGGTGTCACTGCCGACGCAGCCCAGAAGGAGTTGCAGAACCCGCCCTTCATCGGCGTGGGGAGCACCAGCGCCCGGGTTCCGGGGCACATGGCCAACAGCAGCAACCCGGCCATCCCGCACCGCATCCTGCGGGGCTACATGCGCCGCTTCGACACCAACCCGGCGAGTACTGACAACGCCTCGGACCCGTCGAAGAGCTACAAGGCCCGGCTCTTCTTCATGTGGAACCCCCAGTTCATCGAGCGCACGTACGCAGCGCTGGAGGACATCCAGCAGTTCCTCAACCTCACCAACCAGGCCAACGGGCCGGTGAACAATGAGGACACGCAGCCGTACTTGAAGACGGAGGTGGGCTTCTCTCTGGTCTTCGACCGGCAGGAGGAGGTGAACCGCTTCCCGAACCACCCTGGCTGTCTGGTGGACCTGGCGGTGTTCGACCTGCTGTCGAGAGGTGGCTCCCCAGCCGGACAGATGACCAAGGAGGCGTTGAAGGCGCTGGACGACGCTGGTGGGACGGTGGCGGGAGGCCCGTCCAGCAAGAGCCTGATCTTCAACCCCGGCATCAAGATCGCCGTCATCTTCTCGCCCTACATCGTCTACTTCGGCAACATCATCGACGTGCGGGCCACCTTCGAGAAGTTCTCGCACCGCATGACGCCTACTCGTATGACGCTGGACTTGAAGATGCGGCTCTACGCCTTCGGCAGCCTGAACCAGTTGAAGGCCTCGGACCAGGCAGCGGTGTCCTCTTCAGCTTCAGCAGCGGCATACCAGGCGGGGCCTCTGGGAGCAGTGGACCCCACGACGGTGACGGCCAAGAGCCAGGACGAGAAGGACCGGCTCAACATCCAGGGGGCCAGGGACGCCATGTCCTGGGGTGAGCACTGGATCGGCAAGGTCAACTACGAGGCCGGGGCGACCCGGTGTGCGAACGCTGGAGCGGACAGCTACGACAAGCCGGACTCCAACATCCCGCTGGCCTTCGACTGCTCCAGCTTCGTGGCCCGGTGTTTCTGCGTGATCGGGTGGGGTCCCACACTGGGCATCGACCCTTGTTCTGACACCAACGGGTTCGAGACAGCGATCAAGAACAACCCCAGCGCCTGGTACGTGTACTGGTTCAGCAACGAGATGATGCGTGCTCAGAACAACGGAAGCTCCACCAGCGCTGTGTTCACCGTGCTGACCAGTCAGATCCGGCCCGGGGACTGCATCCTGCGCTCCGGTACCGGCCCCAACGGACACATCGCTTTCATCCATGCGGTCATCGAGGCAGGTAAGACCTACGAGATCTTGCATACCAACACCTCGAAGCCGCCCAACAACAAGGTCCACCTGGACACCTACACCCTGGACCACATCGTCAACGGCGACGGCAACAGCATGAAGCCGTACACGCACCTCATCCGGGCGCAGCCCATCCCGCTGGTGAAGCCAGCCGAGCAGAAGGCTGCCCCGAGCAACCCGGCGCCGCAGATGGTGATGGCCCGGTCCACGATCTCTCTGGCTGGGCGGTTCTGATGATCACCGCTGCCTCCCGCTACACCCAGGGCGAGGCCTTGTGGGTCACCACCAAGGACCCTGACGTGGGCCGGGGCAACAAGCTCACGGTGTTCCTCAACACCGTCACCTACCTCACCAGCCCCTACTCCGTGGCGCTGGTGAAGGAGACGGACGACATGAGCCTGTTCGCTTTCACCGCCTACGCCGACCCTCGGCGGTGGTGGGTGATCGCTGATGCCAACCCGCAGGTGTTCCACCCTTGGGACGCCCGCCCTGGCCAGTCCGTGCGGGTGCCGTCGTGACTACCTCCCCCTCGCTGGTCCAGCCTGCTCGCAGCCCGACCACCGTCATCGGGGACATCCGGGTGAACGAGCGTTCCATCCTGGTCACTCCCACGCACGGCACGCTCACCCGCAAGGAGGATGAGCACGACACCGCCAGCATCTTCGTGGTCACCGGCACTCGTGCCACGGACTTCGATCAGCTACCGAACCAGCGCATCGAGTTCGCCTACGGCACTCCCGGCAACAAGAGCACCTTCCAGGGTTATGTCAACAGCGTGATGCCGCAGAAGCGGTTGGTGGGTAACCAGACTGTCACCGTGCAGGAGATCTTCTGCTACGGGGCCTCGATGGTGTTGAAGGGCAACGTCCCCCGCTTCTTCACGTCATTGACATTGACGCAGATGATGCAGCGCATCGTGAGCGAGGCCAACCTGGGCTTCTCCGACGAGTTCCGCAACGACACGATGGTGTGGCGCTCTCTGGCCCAGACCTCGGAGTCGGACTGGGAGATGTTGCTGGCCATGGCGAACCGCCTGGCTGCTCGCATCCTCTACGACCAGGGTGTCGTGCGCCTCATCGACTACCGGGACATCGCCTACCGCATGCTCCCGGTGCGCAAGCTCCTGAGCGGGAGCATGGACCCGGACTTCTCGGCCTCCGAGACGGGCAACTTCGGGTCGGGCGCCGTGGTCGAGTACGTGCCCATCAGCGTCGGTGTCCAGGACCCGGCCTACCGCACGCCCACCACCGCCTACCTGGCCGGGAAGTCGGCCGTGGTGCTGACCCCGCCGCTGGCCAGGCTCACGGCTCAGCCCTCGGTCATGAAGAACACCTGGGGGTCGGCACTGGTGGGCCGCTTCGCCACCGACATGCCTGCGTCATCACAACAAGAGGCCGAGATCATCCAGCAGGGCTTCTACAACCCACCGTGGCCCCAGCAGGCCGAGGTTCGCATCGAGGGGGACGCCACCGCCTCTCCTGGCACCGTGGTGCAGATCTCCTCGAAGCGGGGGCAAACCATGTCCCCGACCTACGACGGTCTGTGGTACGTCAGTGGGGTGCAGCACGACATCGGCCTCAACAAGCGCTTCTACACCGTGCTGACCGTGGGTCGGCAGGCTGAGCGGGGCATGAACTGGTATCAGTACCGGCCGTTCTGGCTGAGTGACAAGCGTGGCCCGCCCACTCTGCGCTCGTCGGGCGCTGGACAGTGGATCTCGAACTGGAGGTGACATGCAGGCGCTCAGATTCCCCTTCCAGATCGACATCTACGGGCACGTCTCTGTTGTAACAACGTACCCGGAGGTCATCCGTGGGCAGTTGATCGACGTGCTGATGACCAACGAGAACGAGCGGGTCATGCACCCCACCTACGGCGCCAACATGGAAGCGGCCCTCTTCGATCCCACTGACGTGTTGGTGCAGGCTGATGCAGCCCAGCAAGTGTCTGAGCGGATCACCACCTTCGCTCCCCGGGTGAACCTGCGGGACGTCAGGTTCTCTGCGGACCCTCTCCAGCCAGGCAGGCTCTTCGTGGACGTCAGTTACTCGGCCGGGGCCTTCGATGAGGCTCGCTCTCTGCGCATCCCGGTCGCCAACTTCCTGAGCGAGGAGTCCTCGGTATGACCGCACCCATCGAGATGGACTACACGAACAGGGACTACGACTCTCTCGTCTCCTTCCTGGTGAGCGCCGCCCGGGGGTTCATGCCCGAGTGGGTCACCGTGGGCGAGACAACCGACTTCGGAACTTTGTTGTTAGAACTGTTTGCTTACGTCGGAGACGTGACCAACTACTACATCGACCGGGTCGCTGCCGAGCCGTTCCTGGCCACTGCCCAGCGTCGTCAGAGCGTCCTCGGCATAGCCGACATGCTGGGGTACACCCCCATCGCCCAGCAGGCTGCCTCGGGCATCGTCACCTTCACCCTGGACGACACCGCCTACCTGAACAGCACCACCACCATCCCGTCAGGGACCGTGGTGCAGACGGGCCAGAGCGAGGGCCAGGGGGCCGTCTTCTTCGAGACGACCACCAACGCCTACCTGGGCCAGTCGGTGCGCACCGCTGACATCGGTGTGAACGAGGGCCGCACCATCGCCACCGAGTACGTGGCGATCTCCAACGGCGCCCCCATGCAGGAGTACGTGCTGATGAACGCCGGGGTGATCCACCGCAGCACCCGGCTTTACGTGCAGGAGACGGACACCTCCGTCATCGAGTGGAGCTACGTGGACAACCTGGTGGTGGCCGACCCCGACGCCTCGGTGTGGACCACCTACCTGGACGACCAGCAGTTCCTGCACATCGTCTTCGGAGACAACGTGGCCGGGCGCATCCCGCCCAACGGCGCTCAGGTCACCTGCTCCTACCGCTACGGCGCCGGGGCACGAGGCAACGTGGCCGGGGGCACCATCACCCAGATCACACCACCGATCGCTGGCGTGAGCGTGGTCAACGCCGCCGACAGCCCCTGCAACGGCGGCGCTGACAACGAGTCGATCGACCAGATGCGCTACTCGATCCCCCGAGCGGCCAAGCTCCGGGACCGGGCCATCACCCTCCAGGACTTCGCAGACCTGGCCCACCAGGTACCCGGTGTGGCAAAGGCCACAGCAACGGGCCAGTTCTACACGAACATCAAGGTGTACATCGCCCCGGTGGGCGGGGGCTACCCCTCGGTTGACCTGCGGGCAGCGGTGGACACCTACCTCACCGAGCGGGCCTTGGTGGGCACCGCTGTCGATGTCCACCCGCTGAGCACTTCCGAGCAGTTGTATCAACAGATCCACCTGGCGCTCGACGTCCACGTCCGCAAGGAGTTCGGCCAGTTGACCGTGGCCAATGGCGTGCGGGACGCCATGACCGCCCTCTTCGCCTTCGACTCCTCGGACTTCGGCAAGTTCTACTCCCAGGGCGACGTGTACCACGCTGCGCTGGCCGTCACCGGGGTGGACTACATCGTCTTGAAGGCCATGCAGTTCTACGCCGCCGACAACAGCACCCTTGTGGCTCCCGCCATCGGTGACCTCACGGCCAGCCCGATCCTCATCCCGCTGCTCGACACCACCGACACGATCAAGTTCGTGCTCACCCCCATCGGGGGCCTGACGTGACGGACTTCCGCCCCTTCACCATCCGGCGCACCATCGGCGGCGACGTCGTCCGCTCGACCGCTGGATGGCACGGAGCGCTGCGGTACGGCCCCGTCCAGGTCCCGTTCGACATCGTGGACGGGACCACTCTCGACGGCATGCCCATCGGGTATGACACTGGCCTCGTCACGGTGCGGATTCCCCCCACCGTGCCGTGGGTTGAGGCGGTACTGGTGCGGGGTGCCTTCGGGCCTCCCACCACACCGCTGGACGGGGTGCCGGTCTGGTACGAGGAGGGCCACGATCCTCACGACCCGGACCAGTTCAGCCAGATGGTCATGGACACGCCGCTCACCGGGGGCTACTGGTATTACTACACGCTCTTCCTGTACTTCGGCTCGCCCCCCACCTGGCTGGCTGCGGCCACCGTGGCGCTGCT